ATGACTAGCAGCAAAAATGGGCCGAAAAAGGCCGGAGAAAAGCGTTTCGGTATCGATCACAGGGATGGCAAGCTTGTTCTCGGCTCGCTGCGGGTGCCGATGCCGCGCTCGCGTATCGCACGCATGATGACTGGAATGGTCCTCATTTTTGGCGGTTTCCTTGGCTTTTTGCCTATTCTGGGATTCTGGATGCTGCCGCTGGGCTTCATCGTCCTGTCTCACGACTTGCCGATAGCACGCAGATGGCGGCGCCGTTTGGCCGTCTGGTGGCATCGCCGGAAGCGGCCCGCGTAAGTTCTTATGCGGCTATGCCGGGAGAATCAGCGCCGCAGCGCAGCCCTGGATCCGTCAGTGCGGTGAGACAGTAGGGCTTGCAGTCGGAGCTGGAGAGATTGCTCCTGTTTCAGTAATCTCCGACAGGTGAATTGGCAGCTCGCCATTTTCCTCGAGCGCCGTCGCCGTTATCGCGAGCACGCCGATGAGAATGATCAGCAGCTTTACCGCGTGGGAGCTGAGATTGGCTTTCTGCCAGCCGCTCTCGATACGCGAAGGCTCCAGATAATATTTATAGTAAAATTCCGGGTCGCTGGTTTCGACGAGGTTGTCATAAATATGCGGCGGCACCCCGACATGCCGCACTGAGCTGCGGCCGGCGAATTTGGCATGAAGGACCTGAGTCTCTGGGTCGTAGGAGACAGCGCGAATCTGCTTGGAATTCAAAGGCACCCAATTCATTTCAACTCCTGTCTCTCCCAGAGGTAGGATGGAATGACGATTCTGAAAGTCAAGTTAAGAGTTTGTTACTAATGTTTGAAGTTAAATTTCGGTTTAGCTAATATAACAAAGGTGAAGGCGATCATTGTGATCGCAGATCGTTCCCTAGGGATAAATATAGGCGACAGGCTAATCTCGCTGAGATCTGTCTTTTGCGCGGCCGATAGACTTATGGTTGCGGACTGGGCAGCTGTTAGCCTAATTGTTGTTCAGCGCAGCCCGAATTTCCATCACGATGGACCTTTTATCATCAGCTGCGCCTGCGGCTGTCGCGGCGTACTCAGACACCGGATCGGTCCTTGATCACTACGAGCTCTATGTGGCCGGAGTTTGAAATTGCAGGAAATGTTTTTGGAAAGCCCTCTTGCGATTTCCTTACGATCATTCTAAACGCTCGCCACGGCTAGCATGACAGCCTGTGAGGCCTCGTGGCGGAGTGGTGACGCAGAGGACTGCAAATCCCCGGTAAAGTCAATGAAATCAACGGACATTCTGAATAAGAGCGTCGAAATCATGCCTTTTTCTCGTTTTTACCGTCATTGATTTTGTTCATAAATTTCGGCTGTTCAGAATGGCCGAAACGCTTCTTCGTGGCCTCCAGAACGCGCTTCTCCGTCTCCTTCGCATAGCCACGGTAAGCCGCCGCCGTCTTGTGTTTTGACAGCACTCGACCCTGTCCTTCGGTCAGCCCGCTCTCTTCCAATTCCGTCATCCCGCCATGCCGGCACTTATCCAGGCTGAAGCCGACCGGGATCGGTTCGCCGTTCTCGCGAAGCTTATCGGCTAGCTCGCGAACCTCGTGTGCGAGGTAGGTTCCGTCGCCGAACAGTTGCCCGTTCTTTTTGCAGACGATCGACGTGCCGTAGCGCGGCGTCTGGGCGAGGATCGTCTCTGCGTCTTCGTAGAGCTTGATGAGTTCTCCCGTCTCCTCGTCGAGATATTCGAGCGGGTGAAGGGCGAGCTCGTCTGTCTTCCGGTGCTTCAGGCGAATCTTGTCCGGGTGGTCAGACGCTCGGTAACCGGTCCATGGGGCATAGCCGGCGCCGATCGAGGAGGGACGCATGAGCCACTCGAAGGCGAGCACGGCAGCTGCGGCCAATTCACCGCGTCCGTTTGCAATCGCGCCATTAGCAAAGGCATAGACCGTCTCGCGGTCGACATGGCCCTTGGTGTTTTTCTTGCGCCGCTTGAGGGTAACACCCTCCCAAGGATTCGGCGTGTCGGCCCTGAAAAGCTCGGGATGATGTGGCTTCATTCGCTTCCACATCGCCTTACAGTAGGTGACGACCTTTTCCCCTGTCCGATTGCCTCCGTCGCGAGAAAACGCGTGGTAGATCTTCTCTGCCGTGCTCACGGCTATGTTCATGATCTTGATGTCACCGACACGGATTTCCTCGCCGGTGGAGTCGCGCTTGATTTTCGTATCGCAGACGCGATCGAGCACACGCTTGTAATCGGGGCGGCTGAACTCCGAGACGCGCTCCAGGAAGGAGTCGTGCTTGAGGTAGGCGTTCTGAAGCCACTCGACGGTCCCATATTTCGACAGCGTGTCGACCGGCTCCATGGGGTTCCGCTCGGCTTTCCAAGCGTCGAGACGGTCATTCCAGACTTTCGCAGCTGCGATCAGCTCGTTTTGCGGAAGGTTTTCGCCGAGCGCGGCGCTCAGATAGGGGCAGCCGGCTTTCCGGTAGAGGCTAGGGCAGGTCCAGTAATAGCCTGTCGAGCCGCTGGCGAGCCTCTTGAAGGACGTGTACCGCGGCATTTCCACAGGCACCATCAGTATGCCTCCGGCACGCCGCTTACGCTTCCTGGGTCGATCGCCCTGTCCAGATCGATCTTCCGCCACGCCCTGAACTTCCCTTTGCCTGTGCCGGTGTCGATAAACGGCTTCGGCCATATGGTTCCCACACGGCTCAGGAAGGCGTCAACCGTCTTCTCGCCGGCATAGGCGGCCGCATGCTCGTCCCTGAGGACAGCAGGCCAGCAGCCGGTGGGGATTTCAGCGTGCTTAGTCATTCTCTCCCCGGTTTCCACAGGGGTTTTCCGCAGGCGAGGTACACCACCATCCCCTGTGCGGGTGATGGGGAGAGCTTTGTGAGCGCTGTCTTAGACTTATCTGAGCTGCGCCCTATATCCTGCTGATCGCCGATATCTCGGCGGCTGGGAGATAACTGAGCTCTCGCGGAAGTGCGGAGCAGATCATGTCCAGCACCGTCCCCTATGAATCGAACATGCTTATTTTCTATGATAGCGTCACAAAGACGGTTGTCGTCACCTTTCGTGAGAAGGTCGGTTTTCTTGGCCCTTTCGTTGATAGATCTAGCGCGTACGAGGCCGCTGAGAACTTTTGTCGGAAGCGAGGCTGGAAGGGCTGAGCGCACGTTCTCTACGGGCGATGGAGTCGACTCTGGTAGGAACAGGTGTATGCTTGCCGTATCGTCACTTACCGAATGTGTAGACGGTGACGGCTGAGGGTGGATATCTGCTCCCGTCTGCGTGATGCATCGGGGCACGATTGTGGCCATCGAGGACAGCGAATTTCGCTCATTCCTATTGCAATTGGCCGGTCGGTTCTCGCAAGACGAGACGTTTAAGCAGCGTCTGGTTGCGAGGACGGTCGCCGTTCTCTGCGACAATCCTGAAGTTTTCGATCGCAACCGACCGGCACATGCCGTCGTGCGTGTCATGTACCAACTCGCGCGGGAAGAGCTTGGTATTGTACGGCGACCCAAACGTTGACGGAGGCCGTTAGTCACAGCTTCACCTCCGAAGCGTTGGGGCGGTCGGTCTGCTCGATTGCCGCCAGGGTGAGGGGCGGTGGGATGGTGGCGATTTTGGAGTCTGGCCAGATGGTGACCGTCTCACCATGCTCAAGCGCTTCGCGCACTAGCCAGACGATTTCCTCGTCGGTTCCGAACGGAACATGAGTTCGGCAGAGATGCCCGTCGGCATCACGGCATTCCGCCTGCCAGCCGGCCTTGCGGATCTCTGCGCTCGTTTGAAGATTGACCGGTTTCGGATCTTTCATCGGCTGATGACCTCTCCTGTACGCCGATCGACGACTTCGCCGGAGATCAGCTTTTTGAAACGAGTGTTGGTGAGGCTGGACTTTTTCTTGATGCCCAGGTGCTTGAGGCGGTTGGCATTGACCTTCGCGCGAACTGTGGCTTCTGCGTTGGTCTTCTCCTTGTGGGCAGAGCCGAGCACTGCCTGAAGGTTCGTCTCGCGGTTTTGGCCCCCGAGCCAAAGAGGGGTGATGTGATCGAATTCGATCTTGTCGCCCGGACGGAAAGCGTGTCCGGTCAATGCGCATTTGTCTCCCTGCTTTCGCAGGATGCGATCCTTGCAGGCATCTGTCGGGGCGCTGTCATCGGTGCGCCCGATCCACTCTTCGACGCTCCTGCTCATGGTGCGTCCCCCTGCGAGGGTGGTGCGGTGATGGCGCATGTGCCTCTGACATTCTCCGCACCGGGAATTGCTGAGATGCAATGAATTTTTTTAGTTTCCGCCGAGAGTGCGAGCGCTAATATTTCACCCTGCCAGACCGCAGATAGAAGGAATTGCGTTTCGGCATGTCCGAAGAAGAATTCTGCAAGCGCTTTACTGAACGGGTCCGACTTTGGGCCCGCGCTGGTCGCAAACCATTTGGAAAGGAGCCGGAGGCCTACGCGGCAGTGGTCGCTCCAATCTACTGGCGCGAGATGAGAGAAGAAGGTTGGAGCCCTGAAAAATGCGCCGATCATGACGCGAGTTACTGGGGGCGGCCATGATGTCTTTCGTCGCGCGACGTCGAGCTGATTAGTGTCCATTGTCGCTGTTCTCCGGTGCGGTGGCAACAGCGCGCGTGATCCGGCTCCAAGCCGTCGCTTCGAAATCGATCTCGCTGTCACTCGGCGTCTTGCCGGCGGCGATCGTCACCTCGTTCAGGTGGTGCCAGTGGGCAAATTCCTTGATCGTAGTGAGGAGTTCGCTACCCCCCACTTGTGATGGGGGCGGTAGGGACTCGGCCGCGAGGACAGCGCGCGTGCGGCGGAGGTCTGCGTCAAACTGATTGAGCGCAGAAACCGTGCTGGAATAGGCTTGGCCGTTGAGCTTGTAGGTTACGGCCCGCACCTGGTTTGCGAATCCTTGGCCGCTTTCAATCAGGGCGGCCAGCTCTTCCTGTGCCGTACGGTTCTCTGGGATTGGGTGGGTGAGGGGGTTAGACATTGGCCACCTCCGGGAAAGCGTCATGAGTGACGCCGTCGATCATGCGACCGGAACGTTTCTTCCCGACTTTGCTATAGATTTCGCCGTCGCCAGGCTGTCGGTACTTGTCGTCAGCCTTTCCGAAGGACAGGTAATTTTCGAACTCGCCGCCATCCAGAAGCTGGCCCCATGCGAGCCATTCGCCGTTCTGCTTGTGGTGGAACGGGACTCCTGCGGCCGAGGCTTGGTCGCGTAGCGATCGGAAAGCAGAGAGCGGCGTTACGCGGGCCTGATGCCCTCCCTGATCGGTCTCGCCCCCGGTGATCACCCAATCCGGCATGAAATCCGGTGGCACGATGATATCGCTGATGATTGGTTCGAATGACCCGAAAGTGAAAAGAGGATTCAGTTCGATCTTTGCGACCTTCAAGGCCGGCAGGTTCTTGTCGGCGCGCGGCTGGTCTTCGCAGGTCGAGCCGAGTGCCGCATTTTTCGGCAAGCCGCCGGCTGCATCCGCCATCTTGACGATGTTCTGCGGACGCTTGGTCAGAAGCAGATAGACAAGGCGAGGCGTCTGCCGCATGACATCGAAAGCATCAGCGCGCCACTGAGGATCGACCTGATTGTCAAAGATGTCGGCGAGACTAGCGCAGAAGACGAACGGGCGATCACCATCCTTCTCGGCCTGGCGCTGCCAGCGGAAAGGATCATTCCACGTATGCTTGCCGGTCCGGATGCGGGGATGATTGCCCCACTGCACCTTGCCGTAACGCTTGTCCATGAGTGCTTCGGCATAGCAGCCGTCGCATGCGGGACTGACTTTGGTGCAGCCCATCCATGGATTCCAGGTGTGGCGCGTCCACGATATTGCAGAGTTCTCGGCCATTATGCTGCTTTCCCTTTGGGTTCCGACCACTCGACGCCGTGCTGCGCGCCAAAGGCGAAGATGATTTCAATGAGGTCGGTCATCTCTTCCTTAGACAGGTCGGATGACGAAGTGCCGAGCGGCACGAAGCCGCTACCGTCTATGTTCGGGACCATTCGGATCTGCTCGGACCGTTCCCGACGCAGCGCGTCGAGCATCACGAACTTCCAATCGTCAGGGGTGAGCTGTTGGCCGTACCAGGCGAGCTGGAGCGACAGATCCGTCAGCATGGCCCACATACGGTCATTCTGAGGGGTGGTGCGCTTCGGTCCCTTGAACTCGACACGGGTGTCCCTGGGCGCGCGCTGAATCCAGTCGATTGCCTTCTGACGGAAGTGTTCGTTTGCGAGGACGAGAAGCGCTCTACCCATCTCAGCCTCCATTGAGCGGAGACAGTGCGGCCAGGCGGCGCGACTTGATCGCGAAGGCGGCTTCGATCATGTCTGCATGGCCTTCGCTTTCCAGCACGGCCGGCGCGTCGAAATCGGTCCAGATTTCCTCGACGCTGGCCTCGTCCTTTGCGCCGGCGAGGGCGGTCTCGATCTCGTCGAGGAAGTCACCGAGCGAGAATTCGCTTGCGGGTTCATCCGTCGGCTGCTGCTCGGGTTCGGCTTTGGCCTCGATCGTCTTGGAGGGCGGAGCCGGCGGCTTCGGTGGCTTTGGAGGTGTCGGCTTGCTCTCGACCGATTCAGCCGAAGGTGTGATGTCCCGCATTGCTTCGGCTTCGGCGATCTCACCGACTTCGAACTCGTCGCGGATANCGCCAAGCACGTCACCGAACAGCTCGCGAAGGCAATAACCGGCCGCGCGCCACGCAAGCATGCGCTGCGGGAACCGATACCAGGGGCTATCGTTCGGCTTCTCCTCGTTCTTCTTGTCCCACTTGTTCCACTTCACGACGGTGGCTTTGGTCTGCCACAGACCAGCCCGCTCGGCGTCGGCCTGGCTGAACTCGACGCGCTTATCTTCGCCGGTGTCGAGACGCTTAGCCTCGCAGAAGCCGACCATCTTGCCGTTGCGCTCTTCGCAGCCGGTGCGCAGATAGGCGACCTTGCCGGACATGCGGACGACATTGATCAAGCCATCGCCGTAAAGGGCAGGCCGACCGTTGATGACAGTGAAGCTGCGAAGGCTCACCATCGGCTTAAGGCCGAGCTCGGCGCCGGACATGATTGCAACGGCGACTGCGGCCGCTGCTGGTTCGCCTTCGAGCTTGCCGATCAATGCCGAGGGTGCCAGGCCAGAGGCGACAACGGCGCGACCGATGCGCATGGTCTCCTCGAAGGTCTGAGGGACGATGGCGAGGACATTGCCGCCGCCGGTCAGGGTTGGAACATGGCTGTTCATGGGGCGCTCCTATCGATCGACGTCGTCGAAGATCGAGCGTTTGCCCTTTGCATCGAGCATCGTGCGGTCTTCCGAGTACATGCGTTGTCCGTTGGGGTACTTGGCCTGCTTCTCTTCGTCGGTCCGAAGGTCCTCGACCGGTCGGAGGGCCGCGACCGAAGCCATTTCGGATTCGGTCTTGATCTCCATGACCTCGACCTTGGCCTCGCCCCGCTTGGTTGGCACGTAGATGCGCTGACCAACGGTTACGGGGAAATCAGCGAAGTAGTCGTATGTCTTGCCGTCTTTCTCCCAAGCGAACTTGACGGCGACGATCGTGCGGGGTGCTGTCTCGGTCATTTACGCCGCCCTTTGCTCGCTGCGGATCGCCATGCCGGCCAGTTCGACGCCGGAACGCGCCGCACGGTTGGCGAGCATATCGACTACTTCCTTGATCTCGGCTCGGTCCTTCAGCGCCATGAGCAGCGCGTCGAAATCGGTGATCTCGGCAAAGACGAAGGTGCGGAGAGAAACCTTGGCGCCCGTCCGACCGGCGCTGGCGTTGCGAGCCTGTGCGTCGCGCTCAGCTGCCGCGGCCTGCTGGGCAAGACGCTCGGCTTCAGCGATGGCGTTGTTATGGGCGGCGATAGCCGCCACGTCGTTGTCGTTCTTGGCTGCCGCCTTCTCGGCTGCAACGCGCGCTGCGTCGGCCTCGCGCTGAATGCGGTCGGCTTCAGCCTGTGCCGCAGCCTGGCGCTCGCGCTCCTTGCGCGCCTCCTCTTGCAGGAAGGCGTCCATGTGTCGCTTCAGCTTCTTGCTGATCGCGTCCGGCTCATCCTTGAGGGTGCGCCACTTGTCGTCGACCGATCGGCCGGCGTCGAGGTGAGGCTGCTTTTCGACCTTGTGCAGGTCGGTCGCCTTCTTGGCGATCGTCGACAGACGTTTCGACCAGATCGCGGCACGGTCGGCTTCAGCTTGCGTCTTGATCGGTTTCTTCAGGAAGGCCTCCGCCTGCTCCCGCTCAGCGGCGAACTCGACCTGAAGGGCTTCGAAAGGATCGGTCGGCAGGTTGTGGCCGATAGCTGGAGCTTCGGGCTCATCATCCCAGCCAGCGCCCTCGATCGCCTTCGTATAGGCTTCGTAGGTGATCGGGGAGCGGCAGCACCACGTCCAGATGTCAGAAGCATCAACCTGACGCTCACCGCGCATCGCGTGCCACTTGCCGTCTTCGAACCAGATGGCGACCGGCTCCCAAGGCTTGTCCTTGAAGCGGGTTCGATAGTACCCCTGCTGCGGGTCGCCATCATGGATCGGCCCGAAATTGCCTTCCAGGGCGGACTGCCACCAGTGCCACAGGTTCGCATTCTCAACGGCTGCTGACATTCACATTCTCCTGGTTGGCGAGCTGCTGCTGGCGAAGGCCTTCGTTGCAGCTCGGGATCGATACGAAGAGGAAGAGGCCGCCCAAGATCACCAGCATGTGGTAGGAGACGAGGGCGTAGAACTGCCGGTCGCGTGCAGACTGAGCGGCAGCGGCGCGCGCGTTGATGTCGGCGAGGCGTGCTTGGATGTCGGTCATGGGAGCCGCGCTCCCTCAACTCGGAACACCGGCGGTTCACCGTGAAAATCGAGATCAAGGCGGCTCGGAAGCGCATCGACGAGCGCGTCAAGCTCGAAGCAAATCTGGCGAAGCTGGCGCTTGCCGTCTTCTGTCGGGCAGACTTTCGCCGTGTCGTAGGCAAGGTTGTTCAAAGCGCGGAGTGCGTCAGCGTACGAAGGATTACGCATAGAACTGATCCTCGTTGGTGATGCCCATAATCTGACGGGCATAGTCGTAATGGCCGCGGCGCTGAGAGATCGCTCCACGGACCCACGACGGGCCTTTCCAAGCATTGGCTTCGATGTACGGAGCAGCGAGAGCGCCCATGCGCTGGGCTTCGATCGCCATGTAGGCGTTGCAGTCGGCCATGGTGCGCGCTGCGTTCCAGCGGGCGTCCCGCTTGGACTGTTCGGTTGAGATATTCGGGAAGTGCTGCATCGCTCATCCTCGTCGCCGTGGCGTTTCGTTGATGAGTTGGAGAATAAATCCAACACAAAATCCAGTCAAGCGTTAGTTGGATTTATTTTCCACATTAACGAATCGACTCGACTCACCCTGCGCGTTCTGGCTTCATAGGAACGAAAGGAGAACATCATGGGTTTAGCAGTGATGAAATCGCCGTCGCCGTTGCGGCTTCATATCCGGTGCGAGAACTGCCTTCGGGAGAGTTCAAAGGTCTTCGAGGTGCCGGCGGACACCCATGTTCCGAGCGATATGTATGAACTGGCGCAGGAGGGATATCTCGATAATGTCCCGTTCTTCTGCGCGCACTGCGAAAGCTCGATCGGCAGGCTGTTTGCTATCAGTGGTGGGAGAGTAGAATGAGTAAAGAAGTCTTGAGTTTCATTATCGTGCCGCCATTCGAACAGCGCGCAGCTGTGGCGGCTGCAAAGGAGCGGCTGGAGAACTACCTGTCTCACCGCTTCCCAGGCTACGACTTCAAGGTCGGCCCGTTCGCACCAGTTGGTGAAGAGGGCGCTTTCTCGGTGTTGCCAATCATGAATTTTGTAGGCGACGACGGGAAGAGCTACATGTGCGAGCCGCCGTCGCGCTGGCTGCTGCAGGATATCGCGAACGCTTGCAATGAATTCGATCTTAAGGGTAGGCGGAGTTTCGCCGCCTAGAACCCCGGCATCGTATTGAGGACCATACGGACGATCCCGATAATTTCGACCGTTACGCCGTCGTCAGCGTCGAACTGGCGCTGTACGACGATCGGCTTATGCCTTGGGTTGCTCGATCGAGGATGGAACTCCGTCCTATCCTCATAGATCTCTATTTGCTTCACCGACCATTCCCGCATATGGCCGCCGTCGCGGGTCCGCTGCACGACGACGACCATTCCATCGCGAAGCACGACGCGGTGGGCGACGTCCTCATAAGCGGTGGCGACGATCGTGTCACCTGGCAGGATCGGCCGAGGCCGCAGCTCATTCATGCTGTCGCCTTCGACCTCGAAGGTAAGCTGGCGAGCGTCAGGAAATTTTTCGTCTCGTGGAACAGTGATCTCTTCCGGTTCCGATTGGTCGAACTCATCCACCTCACGGAACAGGCTGGCCGAGACTATCCCGACTTTTCGCGCCTGCACCCACTTCTCCACTGACGGGGACACTTCAGACTGAGTTTCAAGTTCGACACCATCTCGAAGCCAGACGCGCGACCTGCCGATCGCGCCAGCCAACTTGTCGATCACATTCCCTCGCGGGTTATCTGTGTCGCCCCTCAGATATTTGTTGATGCTGTCGTAAGGGACGCCGGAACGCTTTGACAGATCGGCTTTGTTCAAGCCGAGCGCGTCCATTTCCTGCTGAAGTCTTTCCCACCATTTCATGGCGCGATCATACTTTGGGATTTTTTATCCGTTTTGGATTTATCATCCATTGAAGTTGGATTTAAAATCCTGTACAGATGAGGAATGAGCACGTTCCGAACTATCCCAGAGATTGTCAAAGATTGCGGCGGCGCCCGCCGTATCAGTGCGGCGAGCCTGAGTGAGAAGAGCAAATGGCCTCTAAAGATCGACGCCATATACAAATGGTCGATCACGGGCATCCCTGACCGCCATTGGACGCTCCTCATGTCCCTTACGGACACGAGCGCTGAAGAACTGCATGCGGCAAACTGTGCCGTTCGAGGCGTGGAAGCTTCGGAGTCGGCAGCATGAGCGGTTTTGTTTACGCCATAGAGAGCGGCGGACGGATCAAGATCGGCTTTTCTGAGAAGCCCGAGCAGCGGTTCAGCAAAATCGCTTCCGACGCGCCTTTTCCTTGCGTCTTGCTCGGTTATTGGGCCGGCACGGTCGCTGATGAATTGGATGTTCAATCCGCCTTCAATGCCGTCCGTGTTCACGGTGAGTGGTTCGCTGCCACTGAGGAACTGCTGTCGTTCATCGCGAAGCATGTCGTTCCGATGAAGCGAAGGGCCGCTGAGCCGAAGGGATGTGAGCCCGCCGCATCTCTGGTCGTGAAGTTCGGTAGCGTGAAACTGCTTGCCGAGGCCGCGGATACGACAATCCATGCCGTTGGCAGGTGGCGCAGGCCGAAGAGCAAAGGTGGCACGGGCGGGACCGTTCCTCATTGGCACGTCGCATCAATCTTACAGGCCGCGAAGGAGCGAGGCATCGCTCTGTCTGCGGCGGACTTCATCCCATTGGCGGAGACTGCAGCATGACCGACGCACACGGCGTAGCCCGAGACCAACTCCGCGCCTTTATTGAGCGTATCGAACGCCTGGAAGAAGAAAAGAAGACCATCGCCGACGACATCAAGGACGTCTATGCGGAAGCCAAGGGAATGGGCTTCATCCCGGCCATGATGAAGAAGGTGATTGCGCTCCGGAAGAAAGACGAAATGGAGCGGATGGAAGAGGAAGCGATTCTCGACACCTATCTGCATGCGCTCGGCATGATCTCTCAGCCCGATCTCTTCGAAGAGCCGCACCACCCGGAAACGGGCGAGGTAATCGACCCGAAGCTGGCGCAGACCATTATCACTGGCATGCAGACCGAGATCGGCCGCAAGGCGCTGATCGCTGCCGTCGACATCATGATTGCCCGCGAAGAAGCGGAAGAAGAGACGCACCAGAGGCCCTCTACCAACGATGAGCCATCCCCAGAGGCAGGTCCGCAAGCCGAAGCCTCTCCTGCCGGGACCGGATCCGGGAAGCTTGCGGATCGTGAGGGCCGTTTCAAAGGGGAGGCGGCTTCGGCCGACCTCTCCACCAATTCCGAAATCGATCCGAATGAGGATCGCGAAGAAGGCCACAGCCTCGACGGGAACGCCGACGCCAACGCAGGAGGCGGTCATGTAAACGATCAGCGTAACGCCGCAACACATGGGGCAGGGGCTCTCGTCAATCCGGCCTCTGCCCGCAAGCCTCTTCGGCCGCTCTGCCGGAACCCCGGCGACAACTGCGGCGGCTATGGCAGCACGCATTGCGCCTCCTGCCTCCGGGCATCGAAGCAAGTTGAGGTGTCGGCATGATCACGGCCCCGCACATCAAGTCCCGCGCCGCGCTGACGTCGATGATCATCGACTTCACGTCGAAGGGTGGCGAAATCCGCAAGTTCGATCGCGGTTTCACCAGCGACTGGATCTATCTCCGCGATGTCTTCAAGGGCTTCGGCTACGAGCTGAAGACCGACCGCAAGCTTTACATCGTCCAAAAGATCGGGGCGAAGGGCAGGCCGAAGCGTCTCTCTCGCGTCCAGGCCATCCGCGAGATCGATCGCGTTCTCGTCGAGAACGGCATGCAGCCCTTCATGATCACCCAGCATGAGTTTCCGGAGGCGCGCCCATGACGCCGATCCTCCATCCAACCTCCATTGATGCATTGGCCCAACGCGCGATCGAACGCGGCGTAGGGCTCGACCGAAAGCAAGTTTCAAGACCGGGAGCCAGATAGCCATGACGCATTTCCAGGTTGGGCAGAAGGTGGTTTGCATTGATGACGAGTGGCCAGAAGTCTTCATGTTCGGGGAGATCTTCCCGCCACGCGTGCCGATGCTGAACGAGGTTCTGACGATCAGCAGCATCAACCCCTCATCGGTTGGCGGTACGGGAATCTATCTAACCTTTGAAGAGATCCCGCTTCGTCAATCGAGCGAGACCTTCACAGCGTCGGTAGCCTTTGTCTCTGGCAACTTCAGGCCGATCGTCGAACGCAAGACGGACATCTCCATCTTCAAAGCCATGCTGACGCCGAAGACTGAGCAGGTTCAGGCATGAGTATCATCATCTTCGGCTCGATCTACCTCTTCGGGCTTTACGCCTTCTACAAGCACGCCGCCGACACGGCACCTCTCTGCGACGAGGACGGAAGACCCGTCGTCATCCAGTTCCGCCGCCGGAGTCCAGCGAACACGAACTGACGGGCACCTCCTCCCGCCCGTCACGACTGGTCCAGGTTACCCCCACTCTCCCGAGCGCCTGGACCGGTCACCTTTATGCGGACCCTCTTATTCGCCAGACGCAAGACGACGACGTCAGTGACTGAGACAAGAGGCTCCCAATTGTCAGGTGGCGACGGCGGATCGCCACCTGCAGCAGAACCGGACGCGGCGGATGTGTCGGTTCTGCGGAATGGAATGAGGGTTGGCCCGAGCGGCGGACCAGACGACGGGACGGACGTCCCTGCCAGGATATTGGCTCCGTCGTCTTCAATCTCAGTCCTGCGCATCTGTAGCTCCTCTGAACAAGGGCGAAGGTAAAGCAGGAGCCAGACAAGGTGTTGTCAAACAAAGACAAGGAATTGGCAAACAGGGCCAAGGTCATGACTGATGCATTTTACGCACAAAACCTCTTGAGAGAGGCCTTCCCAGAGAGCCGGTACGGCTCGGTGAAGGGAGCGATATTTGCGGCATATCGCTTCGTCCGCCCGAAGGTCTCGAAAGAACTGACCCCAAGACGAATTCGATCCATCCGCGAGGGAACAGCTCGCCGGATCGATGCTGAGGAAATGGAAGCGCTCAAGGCAGCGATCATCGAGGAGGCTCACCGTGAGCAACAGGAATTACGCGCCCGTCTGGCTGCGCTGGACAAAAAGGTTGCCGCTTTCGGCGAGAGCGTGGCTCGCCGAGCGGTGGCGGGCGCGGGCGAATAAGTGGGCCGATCGGGCCGAGTGGATCATGGGCGAGGATTGAGCATGCAACAGCTTGGCCTTTTTGACACCCTCCGAAGTCAGCCCGTCCGTCTGCCGGTAGCGCCGCACGGGTCGGTTCTGGATGCTTCAATGGATCCGCATTTCACATTTCGCTTGCCTCATCCCCGCATGGTCTGGGATCGCGCCGAGATTGAGGTTCATTGCCATGACGACGGTATGTGGATGTGGTCGGCAAGCTTCATGGCTGACAGCGAAGGCAGTTCTTATCGCGTGGGACCGAAATGGGGAAAGTTCGCGGAGACGCGGGAAGACGCTCTCTTCTTCGCCGTCGAGGAACTCGAGTCTCGACTTGGAAGGAAAGGCGGACCGGACGTCGCCCTTATCCTGAAGTGGCTTCATGCTCTCAAAGACAACCCGGAGGCTTTCAAGTGAAAAACCGTCTTATCGACCTCAACAATCACCTGTTTTCGCAGCTTGAGCGCCTGAGTGACGAGAACCTAACAGCCGAGCAGATCGAGAGCGAGGTCAAGCGGACGGATGCGATTGTCGCCGTTAGCGAGCAGCTGATCCGCAATTCCGATCTGTCGCTTAAGGCCGCCACCCTCGTTGCCAACCATGGCGACCGGTTTAAGCCGATGCTGCCGACCATCTTCCGGCAGCCAGACACCCTTGAAGGACGAGTGCTCACTGATGGGAGCGAGAAGTGAAAGGGACATGGATCAAGTACACTGACGAGCAAATGATTTGGCTTGAGGCCAACCGGTTGCTTCCTATCAGCGATTATCACGCTGCATTCTGCGAGCGGTTTTCCCGCTATGACGTGTCTGCCGGAAACCTGCATGCGCTACGCAAGCGCAAGGGCTGGAAAACCGGGAGGACCGGTCATTTCTCCAAGGGAAGCACGCCATTCAACAAGGGCGTTCCCTGCGAACCCGGG